GCGATGGCGACCAGCCGCCGATATACGCGTCATTGAATTGCTGTGCCGCCGGGCGCGGGTCGTCCTTGCTCAAAAATCCCGGGATAAACCCCAGCGTCTCGCGCGTCGCGGCCGGGTGCCGCATCCGCCATACCGGGCTCCGCGTGTCGCGCATTTCCGTTATCCCAGGCGGGCGAGGGCGTCAATCAACACGCTCAAGGCGGCGCGCAGAGCATCGACAGATTTATCCCCACCCCACAAATCACAGACTGTTTCTGCCTCTGACGACATGAGGGCCGCCGCCTCCGCAACCGCCCGCAGAGCCGCGAGTTCTTCGTTGCTGGGGATGGGCGCTGAGTCTGGTTTTGGAACCGGATCGCCAGCAACAAAAGCATGTGCTGCGTTCCACAGCCACTCCTTGTGCCTATCGTCGCCGTGCTGAATTTCGGTCACGAATGCAGCCAGCTTGTGTCGCCAATCCGACGCGCCTTCCCTCATAGCAACAAGCGCCGAACCCTCGCGGCCATATTTCTCTGCGTCCATGAGGCTCCTCCGTCGCAGGGGAAGCGCGGCATGGCGGCGGGGCTGGCCGCCTCTGCGGGGGCATGCAGTTTAGGGAAACGGGTATACCCGTTTCCCTCGGCCGCGCTTCCGGCGCTAGAATAGAATATTTTCTGAGCCACGCCATACTGCAATCCGCAGGGGCTTGACGGGCTATGCGCGCTGCGGTTTTATCGCGACAACCGGGCGGCCCTGCCGCCTTACAGGCCCTGTAGGCTGGCGCGTCGATCCGGGTGAGCACCCCGTACAGATGTAGACCGATCCAGCCGCCGCCCCCGCTGTGAAGCGCAGTCGGTTGCCAACCAAAGAAAGGACCTCGGCTCTGAAACTACGAGGCATGTATTAAACGACATTCATACATATTGGTTTGTTGACGGGAGCGGAATTCAGCGGCCGGCTTGCCGACCCGCCCGCCCCGGCACGGTTCGGGGCTAACCGTTATCAGCCCGGGGTTCCGCAGGAGGGGGCATAGAGTTGCGTCCGCAGTGCGCCCCAGCTTGGCAGAAGAAGCCTCCGACGCTTCGGCGGCTTGCCCGCCCAGAAGGCTACTCACCGCTAACAACGAGCTATAGTGGATGTTAGGTTTATACAAAGCCACAAACGTAACCCGAAGGATAAAAAGAGTTACGGCTTACAGAGGAATAGCTAAGCATTAGCTTAACCGAGAATGTGTAGTTCTTTAAGACGCGCGCGCGCGAGGCGCGCTCGAGCATAGCTAACGGGAGCATAGCAATGGCAGGCAGCGTCAATATGCAGATCCTCGTCGGCAATCTCGGCAAGGATCCGGAAATCAAGACGTTTGACAATGGCGAGCGCGTCGCGAATTTCACGGTGGCGACGTCGCAGGTATGGCGCGATAAATTTACCGGCGAACGGAAAGAGCGCACGCAGTGGCACAATATCGCCGTGCACACCCAGCCGCTCGTCGATATCGTCGAAAAATACGCCCGCAAAGGAAATAAAATATATATCCAGGGCCAGACCGAAAAGCGCAAATATACCGATCGTAACGGCGTCGAGCGCGAAACCGCCGAGGTCGTGCTGCGCCCCTATAACGGCGAAATTACCCTGTTAGGCACCCCTGCGGCCGGCGGGACGCAGCGGGAGGGTTCCGCTGGGGCTGCACCCTCCCGCGCCCCCGCTAACCACGATTTAGACGACGAGATCCCGTTCTAGAGCGCGAGAGCAGAATGACACCGCGTCGCGATTACCGCATAGCGTACACCATCAGGCGAAACACCTATCTGCGCCTGCAGATGCTGCCGCGACGCGGTTTCTGGAAGCGCCGATGAGCGCTCAAAACACGCCAAACATGAAAGCGTGGCTCGCCGGCTACAAAGCGGGGCGGTACGACGGCGTCCGGATCGTCGGTAAAATGCTGGTCAACGCCGCGCCGCTGCGCCACGGCGAGACAATGACACTGGAAGAAATCGGACGTCACGTCCTCGGAAGCGCCGAGCAGCTAGCCGATCTCCCGGATTTTGATGATAGTACCGAACCGGATCCAGCCGCCGACGGGAACCCAGCCCATGCAAAATGTGTTGCCGTTACCGCCAAAATCGGTTAGTGCGGTAAAAGCTGGTATCGTCGCCACCTGGACAACCGACGATATCCGCGAACGCCTCCGCACCGCCGCCCGCACCATCCAACGCCTGCCGCTTCCGCGGCACGGCAAACCCGCAGCCATGCACGCCGGATGGCCCGAAGTCGTGCAAGACTGGATGGCCTATGGCTGGCAAGACGCCCGCGCCCCGCGCATAGTCCCGTCCGCCGCGCAAATCTCGCAGCTTGATGAAACCTTGGGTTGGCTCCACTGGCTCACCCGCGACCAACGCATGATCCTGTGGGCCCGCGCCCAGGGCTGGACCTGGCGGCAGATCGAAAGCCTCGACGACCATACCCGCCCCGGCGGCAAACGCGGGCGGCGGGAGCAGACCCTGCGCGGGGTGTGCTCCGACGCCGAAGCCAGAATATTGTCGAAGCTCAACGGAACGCCGCCGCGCATGGTGCTGCATGCTGAGCAATAAGGTGCGCAAGGTCAGAGACGCCGCGCTAGACAGCATCAAGGCAATAGAAAAACACCCGGAACTGGTCACAATCCTGCAAGACGCGGCAGAACAGGGCGCTTACAACGTGCTCGACCTGTTGGCCAGATTGGCAAATATGGAAAAGGACGAGGATCTTACCGAGGCGCTAACGCTGCGCTAGCGCGCCCACTTCCACATGGTCGCCAGCCCAATAAAAATAGTCAGAAACCAAACAAACGGAAACATCTCGGGGGCCGCAAGCGCCGCCAATACCCCAAAAATAACAACAGGAATAAACCACATATCGCACCTCCAAATCTCAAAAGCAAACGGAGTTCAATTCAGCCTCAAGAAAAGCCAGGTTTTTCAAATCCAGATTTGCTCCACGCCATCACGCTCCCGCCTCTCGCATCTGCTTCGCCACATCCTCAAGCAAAGTCGGTAACACCGCCGCCACCGCCGGGGCAGCCTGACACGAAAAGCCGGAACCCTTGGCGCCGCCAATCACTATGACTATCGCCGCCTCACAACCCGCTTGTTCGCGCACATAAGTGCAAAGGTCGTCATACTTGCCAGGTCCCGAAGCCATCACACATCCTCCAACCCAGCCGCAACCAACCTACCGCGCAGCTCAAAATTGCGCTCGATCAGATCCAGCACCGCCTCGACATACGAAGGAACCGGGTTCCGCCCGTGTATCCAATGATTGACCGCCATGTGGTGGACACCCAATAACCGCGCAAAATCACGCTGGCCCAGATCGAGCGCCGCCAACGACGCGCGCAATTCAGGGCCGGTCACGACAATGCCCCCACCTTTGATGCCACCCGCAACAACAACCACAGCATGCCCGTCCCGGCCGGGACAATGACCGCAATCAACGCCCCAAGCTGCCACTGCAGCAGCTGAAGACGATGCTCTATCCGATTAAACCGATCGTCTTCGCCGCGCATCCGGTACGTCCCGGGCCGATCCGTCTCTGCCTTGATCGTCACGCGCAGCTCCCCGTCCCGGGTGACGTTATGTTCATCGCGCTTGTTCCTTTCCCTTGGTAGCAATACGCAGCAATGTCGCAACGTCACCCGCCACAGCGTCCGGGATTGCGTTCTGACCAGATATCCAACGCCGCAAGGTGCGCGCGTTGACACCCAACGCCGCAGCCAGCGACGTCTGCCAGCGAGCGCCATACAAGCGCTCGCCGATCACAGATAGTTCGGTGGAGGTCATGCCGCTAACTGAACCGCGCGATCGTCCGCGCGGATGATTGCGCACATCGAATGCGTGCCAAACGGCTTGAACTGTTCAACACCCTCGTAAACCTGCAGACCACGCTTCACGATATCGCCGCGGATCTTCACGGTTACCGTCTTCGCCGTGCGCGCCAGGATCAGAAATGCGTAAATGCAATTATGATCACCAATCGACCGCGTCGCGTACCGCACGCCTACTTGAAACTTGCTCATGTGCTGCGCTCCCTCAATGAACGTGATAAGAAACATTCGCCACGCCCGCGTCCCAGCACACCCGGCAATCGGCGCACTTGTTACCCTGCGCCGCCGACGGACAACGCCAGCCCAAACCGCTCGAGGTGTCGTGAACCGTCGACGTCGTCGGCCAGGCCGTCGGTGCCGAGCCGTCAATCATCGTGGCGCTCAACCGGATCGTGAGATTCTCGGGAATGCTGCCGCCGTCGCGCACGAAATCACGAACCAGCTTCGCTTCACGGGTCGGCAGCCAATGCCGCAGCCCCGGTGTCGCCCGCGCCACCGCACATATCTTCGCCAAGTGCTCGCGACTCTGCAGGTCGCCGCTGTCGTGCCACCGGTGAAACGGCGGCAAATCGCCCTTCGCATGCGCAGCATTCAACAGCCGAACCATCGCCTCAACCCAGAGCAAATTCTCAATGCCGGCAAGCCGCGTCGCCTGCGCTTTCTTGACGTCGCGGAAGATGTAATTGCCGCGCAGCGCGTAACACTTGCTGCAGGTCGAGCCCGCAACAGTCGCCAACTTGCTGCCGGTAATACAAGCCTGAGCCGGTATCCCGTAACTTGTGCCCGGCATCTTGCTGGGGTAGCCAATCGTGCCCGCAATCTCACGCGCCGCCTTAATCGTCATCATCTCGGGTCGTTCCCGTTCTCGACGGCCGGGCCCATCGCCCTTGCCTCATGAACCTAACTTAGTATCACCCCGTGATACTTGCAAGAGATAAATCTAGGGTAGGGAGAAAAAATGTCAGGTGCGGACAAAATCCCTGACACCAAGCCGCGACGACGACCTATTGCCCGACACGGCGGACGCGGTGTCGCCCTCTATACGCCAGAAATCGAGAGGCAAATCCTCTCCGGTATCGCAGCCGGACAAACCCTCGCAGCCCTATGCAGAGCCAACCCACATCTGCCAAAGCCTCCCGCTATTCGAGAATGGGTGATCTACGATAAGCCGGCGGGAATAGCCGAACGTTACGCGCACGCGCGCAGGCTGGGCTATGAGGCAATGGCTGACGAGCTGTTCACGATCGCTGATGACACAAGCCAGATTGCAGCCAATCCCGAGATATCAGGCGCGCTCGTCGCGCAGCAGCGGCTGGCGGTCGACGCTCGCAAGTGGTTTCTGTCCAAGGTGTTACCGCAGCGCTTCGGAGATCGCGTTACGGTGGTTGGCGATCCGGATGCGCCAATCGTGACGCGGATCGAGCTGGTGCCAGTGCAGCCTCGGCAGCTCGGGGGCAAGGTGATAGAACACGAGGGCAACGACACTTCGGACGAATAGCCCATTCATCGGAGGTCTAGGGATACTGCGGGTCTTACGTTAGGTTTAAGATCCTATCCATACCTAACCCCACTTATGTGACGGCGGATCGGCCCTCGGCCTCGCCCAAATCGACCCACCCCCCCCGGTCACCCATCACGGATGGGGCCCCCCGCCGCGGGGCCACCGCCCGGGCCCCCACTCCTGCTCTGTCTGCGCTACACGGCCGCCAATTTTTTTTGGAATTGGCGGCTTATTCGCTTCGGACTAGGCGGATACGGATATTTCTGGCTGGCGCGCGGCATTCTGGGCAGCGTTGGGTTTTGAGTTGGGCGGCGAGCATGACGAGGGTTACGTCGAAGGGCATTTTTTCGAGCCAATGGTGATTGCAGAGTGTGCAGCTGAGGTCGATTGGGGTCCAGTGAGGGGGCTGCATTTTGCACACCTTATATATAGGGCGTCCTGGCGGCGGCCTTATTTTCCCAGAACCTGAGGGTTTCCGCCATGCCTGGCAGTTTCGATCTCGACATCTACCGAGGCGACACGGGTCGGTGGAGTTTTCTGTTGTGGAAGGATCAAGCCAAGACGGACGCGGTGGATTTGGCGGGGGCGGTGGCGCGGGCGCAGGTGAGGGCGGGTATGGGCGGCGCGGTGCTGGTGGATCTGGCGTGCAGCGTGACGCCGCCGAATCGGATAGACGTAGTCCTCTCGGCGGCGACGAGCGCGGGCTTGGCGCCGGTACGGGGGTATTGGGACCTCGAAATCACCTACGCGGACGGGAATGTGTCGACGGTATTGGCGGGACGGGCGTGTGTGGTAGCTGACGTGACGCGGAGTGCGGCGTGACGGACGTAGTGCTGACGCAGCCGGCGGCGATTGATGTCATTGTCGCGCCGGCGTGGGTTGTGGATGTTATTGACAACGTGGGGTTTCCGGGTCCGCCTGGTCCGAAGGGCGATCCTGGCGAGACGGGTGCGGCGGTGGTGGGTCCGGCTGGTCCCAAGGGGGACCCGGGTGAAACGGGTCCGGTGGGACCGGCGGGTGCTGACGGGGCGCCGGGGCCTGCTGGTCCGCCTGGAGCGACGGGCGCGCAGGGAGCGACTGGGCCTGCCGGTGCGGATTCGACGGTGCCGGGCCCGCAGGGTGTCAAGGGAGACACCGGCGCCACCGGGCCGACGGGAGCGACGGGTCCGGCGGGTGCGGGCAGTGTGACGAACATAGCGACGGGTACCGGGTTGACCGGCGGTCCGATCACGGCGACGGGCACGATATCGCTGGCGAACACGGTTGTGACCCCAGGCGCCTACACCAACGCGAACATCACGGTTGATCAGCAAGGCAGACTGACGAGCGCGGCGAACGGTGCCGCGGCGGGTTCGGTTAGTCTCACGGCGGGGACTGGGCTGACGGCGAGTCCGGCGACGATCACCGGGACTGGCAGCATTAGCCTGACGACGCCGGTGTCGGTCGCCAACGGCGGCACGGGCGTGGTGACGTTGACGCAGTTTGGGGTGTTGACCGGCAACGTGACGTCGCCGGTTGCGCTGGTTTCGCCCGGTACTGCGGGCACGATATTGGGGAGCAACGGACCGGCGGCGGCAGTGACGTTCCGCACGTTGACCGGGCTGCTCGACACAATGGTGGGCGGCGGCGCGAGCGGGCAGATCATACAGCGCACCACGAGCGCGGTTTGGCAGGCGCTGGGGCCGGGTGCGTCGGGACAGTTCCTTCAGGCCAACGGCGCCGGCGCCAATTTGAGTTGGGGTAATGCGCTGCCCTCGGCGGGCGGCACTTTGACCGGCACGCTGACGATTCAGAACAGCACCCTGCCGGAGCTGCGGCTGTCCAACCCGACTGTGGCGGTTGGCGCGGGCAGGTTGTGGAACCACACTGTCGACGGCAGCGGCAACTACCTGATCCGGATGAACACCGCTGCGGCCGGGGACTTTTCGACGAGCCTGCAGGCGGTTACGCTTGATCCTTCCGCTCGGATGAGCCTGGTCGCGGTCGCTGATCCGCTTTATCTCACGGCCCCCGCCGGGACCAACGCGCGCATCCGCTATGCCGTGAGCGGCGGCACGACGGCGTTCAAGGCGGGGGTCGACACGGTCGGCTATTACAGCGTGTTCGACGACGTCAACGCATTGACCCGGCTGCGCATTGACGGCAGCGGCAATTGCTCGAACACCACCGGGACGTGGGCGGCGATCAGCGACGCCGCCCTGAAGACCGACATTGCCGACTACACGCAGGGCCTGGCGTCGCTGCTGCAGCTTCAGCCGCGGACGTTCCACTACACGTTCCAGCCTGAGGACGAGCATTTTGGGCTGGTGGCGCAGGAGGTTGAGCCGTTTTTTCCTGAGGTCGTCGGCGAGGTTGAGGGCGGCGCCGATGGCGAGAGCGAGACGGTGAAGACCGTCGATCCGGGGATGCTGATTTACGCCTGCATCAACGCGATCAAGGAGTTGAAGGCGGAAGTCGACGCCTTGAAGGCGGCGGCGGCGGCGGCGCCGTGATGATGGCGCTGCTGATTTCGGTGGCGGTGATGGTGGTTTATATGACGGGCCCCACCGCGCCGTATGTCGGGGCGGCGGTCGTGCTGGCGTTTCCGAGCATGGAGCGGTGTCAGGCGGCGCTGGCGACGGTGCTGCTGCAGCCGACCGTTTCGGCGGCGTTTTGCGTTGACACGTCCCGGATTTTGAAAGGCTAGGCGTTTGACCTTCAGCCCGCAGCCGACCCGCCAGGACATGATCGAGGCGATCAAGGCGTGTCTAAGCCTGGCGCGGACCTTGACGCATCTTAACCAGCACATTCCGGCGTTGAAGGCCTTGTTGCACGGGCTCGAGCATGGCGACCGGTTTGTCGGTGGGCAGCGCGACTGATGGATGACCACCTGGCGGTATTGCGCGAGCGCGCCGAATACCTCGATTTGCGGATTGTCGCGAAGGAAACGCTCGGCTGGGAGGTCGACTGGGACCGGCGCGAGCTGGCGGCCTTGCAGTGGGCGATCGGCGAGTTGGAGGCGGCGGGATGAGCCTCGTTGGCCTCATATTGCTGGTGGTGCTGCTGTTTTTGTTGGTCGGGACGCTGCCGACCTGGCCGTATGCGGCGGGCTGGGGTTACGGCCCGAGCGGGCTGTTGGTCGTGGTATTGGTGATTGTGCTGATTTTGGTGCTGTTTGGGAGGCTTTGATGCCTCGGCCGTGCAAGGGTTTCCGGCGGCGGGACTGCTACTACGATCCCGAGGAATTCTGGCTGAAGAACCAAGATGTCTACGCCAATTACGACTTGGCGTTCTGCGACTGGCTCGGCCAGGTGCAGCGGGGCGTAATCCCGCCGGCGTGTTTCAAGTGCGGCTTTCATCACGATCGGGAGGCTGAAATGCCGTCAGTCAGTAAGAAACAGGCGCGCACCATGCGGGCCGCGGCGCACGATCCGAAATTTGCCAAGAAGGTCGGCATTCCGACGTCGGTGGCGAAGGATTTTGTCGACGCCGACATGAAGAAAAAGGCCCGCAAAGGCCCGCGGCACCGTTGCTGGCTCTTTGTCGCGGGGTTGGGGTTGGCGGCGGCTGGTCCTGCGTCGGCGCAGACGCTCTATCCGTGCAGTCAGACGGTCGGCACGGGGGCGGCGGCGGTGGGTTTCGGGTCGCGGGCGCCGCAGAAGTACCTCGAAATCTGCAACGCGCACGCCAGCAACACCTTGGGCATCAATCCGAGCGGCAGCCAGGCGGCGATCGGCTCGATCGGGACGCGGACGCTGGCGCCGGGGGCGTGCTGGGCGTGGAATTTGTCGCCGCCGCCGAATGACATATCGATCATCGGCAGCGCGGCGTCCACGACGACGGCCTGCCAGTTTCAGTGACGCTCGGGGTCGTCAACTTCGCCGGCTATTTCGCCCAGCGTTCGCATGTCATCGGCGGTTAGGCGCGAGAAAATACGCCGCCATTCTTCCGGGTGTTTGCGGGCATTTATGAGCAGGGATCGCGCCGCCTCGCGAAGTTCCTCGGAATAGTCTATATGCGGGGTGCTCATTCCCGTTATCCCAGGCGGGCGAGGGCGTCCTGTAATCGCTCTCGTGAATAAGTGACTTTATGAGTTGCGCCGCTCACTTCCAGTAACTCGCGCGCCGCCTCCACAACCGCCCGCATCGCCTTGAGTTCATCGTTGCTGGGGATGCGCTCGCCGATTTCGTCCCAGTAACCGTCATTTACCATGTAATCAGGCTGTAATCTCCAAGGATATGATTTGTGCTTAGTGCGCTGAAACGCTCTCCATACTCCGGCGACGCGCACCCAAAACCAGCCCGGCTCGCGTTGCTCAGCCATCACCTCGCTCTCCGCTTCGGTATTACCGACCAGCGCATTCCGTCTTTGCTCTTCCATACAACAATCTCATGGGAGATTTCCCCAGCTTTCTTTAGGTACAACAATGCCGCGTCCCGGTTATCAAACACGTTTGGCGGCTCGCGTTGCTCAGCCATCACCTCTCCCTCGCCAGGCACATCGGCGGCGCACCCAACAGCGCCCTCGCAGCATGACGTGATCCCGGTGCCGCCGCATATCCAGCACGGAGACCCAGCCGAATGTACCCGGCGCCCTGGCAATCTTGGCACTTCATGAAGCCCTCCGTGCGGCCGCCCGAGCAGTTTCGCTGGGAGGCAGCGTGAAACCGCGAACCAAGGCGGGGCTGATTGAGCTGCCGCAAAAGCTGGTGCCGGTGTTTTCCGGCGATGCGCTGTATCGCGGCGCGTATGGCGGCCGCGGCAGCGGCAAGACGCGCAATTTTGCGACGATGGCGGCGGTGCATGGGCTCAGGTGCGCGCAGCAGGGCCAAAACGGAGTGATTGTCTGCGGCCGCGAGTTTCAAAATTCGCTCGACGACAGCTCGATGGCCGAGGTCAAGGCGGCGATCGAGGTCGAGCCTTGGCTGCGGGCCAATTACGAGCTCGGCGAGAAGTACATCCGCACCCGCGACGGCAAGATCGATTTTGTCTTTGTCGGGCTCAGGCGCAACATCGAATCGGTGAAATCGACGGCGCGCATCCGGCTGCTGTGGGTCGACGAGGCCGAGCAGGTGTCGGAAATCGCCTGGATGAAGGCAATCCCGACGGTGCGCGAGGATGGCGCCGAGATTTGGGTGACGTGGAACCCCGAGCGGCGCGCCAGCGCGACGAACCGGCGGTTCCGCGAGAGTCCGCCCGAAAACAGCAAGATCATCGAGCTCAACTGGCGCGACAATCCGTGGTTTCCTGCGGTGCTGGAGCAGATCCGGCGCGAGGATCAGCAAAAACGGCCCGAGCAGTACGAACACATCTGGGAAGGCGCGTTCGCGACCGCGCATGCCGGCGCGTATTACGCGACGGCGCTCGCCGAGGCGCAGCGCGAAGGCCGCATCGGCAAGGTGGCGGCCGATCCGCTCTTGGCGGTGCGGGTCTATTGCGACATCGGCGGCACCGGGGCGACTGCAGATGCTTTTGCCGCCTGGGTTTGCCAGTTTGTCGGGCGCGAAATCCGGGTATTGGACTATTACGAAGCGGTCGGCCAGCCGTTGGGGGTGCATGTCGAGTGGCTGCGCGAGCACGGCTGGGGGAAGGCGGACCTTTATCTCCCACATGATGGAGGGACCTTTGATCGGGTCTACGACGTGAGTTTCGAGAGCGCGTTGCGCAGCGCCGGCTTCACCGTTGAGGTCATCCCAAACCAGGGCCGCGGCGCCGCGAAGGCGCGGATCGAGGCGGCGCGCCGGCTATTTCCGGCGATTTGGTTCAACGAGGCGACGACCGAGGCCGGCCGCGACGCGCTGGGCTGGTATCACGAGCGCAAATCGGATGACGTACGGGATGTCGGGCTCGGTCCTCAACACGATTGGGCTTCTCATGGGTCAGACGCATTTGGCTTGATGTGCGTGGCTTATGAGACGCCGCGCGGTCGGCCGAAGCCGATCAAGTATCCCGCGATGGGCTTCGTGGAAATTGTTCTTTCGTTCCTCGCGCTGGGTGCAATGGTCAATGGCTGACGCGCTGACGCAGCTCGCGCAATTGCTGGGATATGGTGGCATCGACCGAGCCGAACAAAGCCCTGCGGCCTATTTTGGCAATCTGGCCCAGCTGCACGGTGGGGTGCCGCCGGACCAGGTAACCGGACCGCGGCAGCAGATATTTGGTCAGGCGTTCCAAGGACAGATCGGGCAGCCCATTTGGCCGGGGCGGCCGGTTGCGCGGTCGGAGACGGCGACGATGGGGGTGGACTCGCCGCTGACTTATCCGACTGTGCCTCAGGCGGGGCATGTCATGGACCGGAGCCTGCCGCAGGACTTTGTCTGGAGCGATGCGCCGCCGTCTCATTATTACTTCCCGGATTCGCGCCCGCATCCATCGCCGCAGCCGCGCGATCCCTGGGCCATGCTGCGGACTGCGCCGATCAATCAGATGTTCGCGCGCCGCGTTCCGGGGCTGTACTAGGCGGTTGTTTGACCCGCTTGACGAGCGCAGCGACGTGCTTGGCGTGAGCCAGGAACATCTTGATCACTTCGTCCATAACGGTCGCGGGCGGTTGGCTTTCGCCGGCGGCCCAGCGCTGGACGGTGCGCTGGTTGATGCCGAGGGCGCGCCCCAGCGGCGACTGCCATTGCGGGCCGAACAAGACGGCACCAAGTTCGTTGAACAATTCGCCGTCAATGTGTTGGCTCATTCGCCTTCTCGTTATTGGTCGACGACACGATCAAATCAGCGCTGGTCTTTGACGTGGGGCATGGGTTGTTTACCCAGACGAACAAAAGTGCTGCTGCAATGAGCCTGCGCATCCCGGAGCTTTCCGAAGGCGGCTCGGCCTATGCCGAACCCGTGACGGCGGTTGTGTCGTAGTTCTAGACAGATGGCAAGGATTAAAAATGAGTAGTCAGGCAGATGCGGCGAAGTTCGGCGAGCTGGTCGAACGCGTCGAGAGGCTGGAGGCCGAGGTGGCCGAATTGCGCGAGGCGCGCGAGGGCAAGGATTTCTCCGAGGAAGTGCTCGGCAAGCCGGCCGATCCGCAGGCCCGCCGCGAGAC